CCTTCTCGGACCACGATAACCGTGGAGTCTGCGCCTGTTCGCGCAGGATCGACTCCGATAACTCGTACCGCGTGCGCGTCCTGGTAGCGTGGTCGAGAAACTGCTTGGTCAACAATGCTGGGAGGGATGAACTGGTCGTCGGAGTCGCTCGGGAACTGCCCATAGACTTCGACTTTGGCTTGTTTGGAGTCCGCGCCGTATTCCGCGATGATTTGCTCATAGACGCCTTTGTCTGTGTCTTCGACTTCGCGGGCGTCGATGTTTTGTGTTTGCCAGAAGTTTCTTTTCGCATGGAACGCCTCGAAGAAGTAGCCTTCGTTACGACGGGGGTTAGAGAATGCCAACCAGAATCGGTGCGGAGTGTTTTCCGTAAAGAAGCCTGCCGTCACCGACCAAATGGAATCGGGGATACCCGAGGCTTCATCGAAGATGACCATGACGCCTGCCTGGTTGTGGACACCGGCATAGGAGTCGGGGTTTTCTTCCGACCACAAACGGCCTTCTACGGACCAGTACCGGGTGCCGACTTTGAGGTCGCGTTCAACGAGTTCGGCGATCCATTTAGCGGGCATCACGCGGGTCGCGCTAATCTCAAACCAATGCGAGTTGAGCAGCAGCGCCGCCCACTTGGTGATTTCTGCCCAAGTGACCGAGCGAAGCTGGGCTTCCGAGTTCGCCGACACAATGGTCGTCGAGCCGATTCGGGTGGAAAGCATCCACAGGATGAGCCACGAGACGAGCGCAGATTTACCGATACCGCGTCCTGAGGCCGTTGCCATACGCAGGACTTCGTAAGCGGTCGCGGTTTTATTCTTGGCAATATGGGCGGCAATATCCCGAAGTATCTTGCGCTGCCATTTGCGCGGGCCTTTAAAATGCTCCAGCGGCGTGCCGGGTTTCCCCCAAGGAAACACGAGCAGCACGAACGCTTCCGGGTCGTCCTTGATCTGGGATGCCCAGATTTTGGACATCAAGAGCATTTCATCTTCAGGCGAATAAACGGGTACTTGCATTTATGCAACCCTTGCCGGATGAAACGCCTGAGAGGCGCGTTCAGCAACTTGCTGGGCCTCTGCCAAGTCATCGTACAAACCTAAATACTTGTATTCGTTATTGACCATTATTTGGGCTTGCCATTTTTTGTTGCGCTTGTGCCACACAACATTACGAACGCCTGAAACGCTAATTGATCGATGGCTGGAATTATGGATGTTTTCCGATGCGGTTACATCCCGCAAGTTTACAAGCCGGTTGTCGTCTCGTTTTCGGTTGATATGGTCAATCTGCTTGGTCGGCCAAACGCCATGAACGTAAAACCAGGCAAGTCGGTGCGCATGCACTTTTTTGCCTTCAATCTGTATCACAATGTAACCCAAATTGTTTTTCGTTCCCGCGACACTGCCAGCCCCTGCCCGCAGCCCTTGGCGGCTAACAAGGTTGGTAAAAATGCCGGTATCTGGGTCATAGCGCAGCAACTCTTTCAGGCGTTCCTGCGTTAGAATCTTGGTAGCCATATTCAGCCTCGGTGATAGGTTGGTTGGTCAGAAGCCTCGACCCGCTGGAACGGTTCGGGGCTTCGTCAATTATAGCATCTAGTGCAGGCGTTTCCTCTCGCAATACTCTGCCCTCGATGACGCGAGACTCCGCCTCTTGCAGTGCCGCAACGATGCTGATTTGCGACTTAATATCGACCTGAACTTGCTGGCGGGCAACCCAATCGTGCAAGTGGGTGAGGAGCGCGAGAGCCGCCTTGCTATCTCCCTCAAGAGCCGCTCCACGCAAAACGGTAGCCGCCTCAACCTCACTATCTGCACGACCTTTCGCTTCGGCAATGGCAGCCGCCTTATCCAACTGCAAAAGCCGACGATACTCTATCGGCAAGAGGCCAGCGGCAAAGGCCATGGCATCACCCTTTAATCCCAGTTTAGACGCCTCGTAAATCCTCTCCAGAACGTCAGGCGAAGCCTTCAGTTCACGAGGCTCAAAAGGGATCGAACGAAAGGACGGTTCAGTCATACACCCGAACCCAGAACGTGCAGGGTCATCCTGCCGGGAGGCCGCGATCTCCAACAACCATGGAGCCTGTGTGCCGAGGCGGACATTTGCCTAACGCTAAACGCGTTAAACAATCTTTGCCTTAGATATGCAGCAGAACGGGTAACTGGAGATTTCATCCTGCTTTCAGCTTCCTCTCGGTCGCTACGTGCGCACCACGTCAGACGTTGTGGCAAGAAAGATACGAGCATCAAACTTTGTTTGCAAGTGTAAATTAAAAATAAAAAAAATTGTTCGTGGGACGTACGTACACGTAGAGGGGGAACGTCCTGGCCCTGTACCCCCCCCCTACCCCCACCCCCCCCTGTCATGTTGCAAATGCGTCTCACTACCAGGATGTTGCGTAGACGCTACAACCATGCGAGATGTTGCATAGAAGCAACGTGTTGCGTGGATACAACAACATGACCATGTGTTGCGTAGTAACAACACATTTGGCGTAGTCAACGTAAGTCTTTGATTTATAACGCAGTATTTTTGACCTATGAAAAGTGACTACGCTCTAAGTAGTTGATTACTATGGAGAATATGGGCTCCGTAGTAAAAAGTAGTCATTTCTCGCAAGTCCTTTTACACATCATACATTCTTTTACACCCCTACTCTTTTCTCTCTTTTTACTACCAACATACTTTCGCCTGTGTTTTTCCTAGGTTTTTCGATGTAGTCAATTCGTTATCCGCATAGTGGTCGTTGACTACGTTTCTTGTATTTCGTCAAACATTGTTTGTTATTCTGTGCTTGTCCGATAACTAAACGTCTTTTATGAGGGTTTACCAAATGTGCGAATCAGCCTTTATCAATCTCGAAACGCAGATGTCCGCCGAGGTTTACTACGTTCACGCGCCTTTCCGCACTAACTCCGATCACCGTTATAAAGTGATTTTGCGTGATTTAGAGTCAGACTCAATCGCTGGTGTCATCTTCTTTCAATCGTTTGATGATGCTGAGGCGAAGGCTGAGAAATTGGCCTTTCCGTCATCTGGCCTCATTTCTGGCCCCGTCTGCGTTCCCGCCATTTCGGGGGTGCAATCGTGAACCGCCCCAAGTTTCGCGTCATTTGGGGTGTGCAACGCGTCCCGAATGTTTCCTATTACTACACCGAATACCACGCGGCACAGTTTCTCTTTGCCTTGCAGATGAACGGAACCCCTGCCTTTATGGAGGCTTGCTAACGATGAACCGCTATTCCTCGCTCTTACTCGCTTTCGCTCTTTGCCTACTGATCGCCGCCCCTTGGGTTGAGCCGTCCGCACGATGGACGGTCTATCTAATGGGCGTGGCGTGTGCTTTGGGTTTCGGTATCTTTCGACTGTCGAACGACTAACAAACAATCTATTAAGAGGGTATGACCATGGGTTACACGATTAACGATTCCGACAATCGCCACAACGGATGGACGAACTACGCCACATGGCGCGTCCGCTTGGAGATATTCGACGGGTTTGACCCGTCCGACTATTTCAGCGGCTTTGACCCCGAAGATGTCCAGGCATTGGCTGACGGGTTGTCTGACTACGCCGACCAAGTGCTTTTTGAGTGCGCCACCGTTGAGGGGTTGGCTGCCGACTACGCCCGCGCTTTCCTATCAGACGTTAACTGGTACGAAATCGCCGAACACATGGTCGCAGACTTCAAGTCGGAGGCCGCATGAGCGAGTACCGCGACTCAATCGAGCAATACCTTAACGCGGGCTATAGCCGCCACCAGGCGGAGCGTGAAGCCGCGATTGACGGTTTAGGCTACGTCCCACGTCGCCGCGTGCGGTGGATCGACTCACGCGACCCGGCGTATCCGTTCGATGACACCGACGACACAGAGGAAACCTAGAGCCTTGTCAGCCTGTAGCGCATGGGCGACCGTGCGTTATGGGGTGCCAATGTCGGCATTATTTCGGTAACTGGAGTGTATATGCGTAACTTAATCATCGCGGCGACCCTTGCCGCTTCTGTGTCGGCTGCTCACGCGGAGACGTTCGCTATCGGTGGCGTCAAAGGCGACAGCAAAGGCCGCACCGTGCTAACGACGGAGCCGTGCGAGTTCAAAATGGATTCATTCCAACTCGGAACGAATAAGGCATTACTCGGGAAGATGAACCGCGCCTTTTATTACACGGGCGACGGTATGACGAACGAGGGCTGTTGGAAGCACGACGCGGGTACGGTGGTGCTGGTATGGCCGACCGAAAATATCATGCGCCGCTGGCCTATCGGTAACTTCAAAATCACGGCAGAAGGCCGACCGGCTCAAGCTGCGACTCGCCCAACGTGGGACGATGCGAAATGACCCTAGACCAACTCGGGAAAATCGCGGCGGCTTGTGGGGCGACTGTGATTCCTGACGAGGTGGACGGCCCGGAATTTGTGTTCGATTCTGAGTCGTTCGAGCGATTCACAGACGCGGTGTTCAGTATGGGCCTAGACCACGGCCTCGACCTGGCGCAGCGAATTGTGGATCAACGCAACGCGGAGGCAGCCCCGTGATCCGGTGGCTGCTCTCCCTCTTTCGTCCCTCGGCATGGCGACCCAAACGGTGGGAGTCGTGGCGGTATGTACCGCCCCCTAACGTGCGGTCGTCGAGGCGTAGTGCATCCTGCGATTATCACTAGGGGGTTGTATGGGGTGGCTTTTATCTGATGAGGAACGCGAAGCCCTATTCGCCGACGAGCCGTTCGTGCCAAAGGCGTGGGAGTCGCCCGACGAACGCGCAGACCGTTACGAAAAAGCCCTGCGCGGCATCTTAGCCTGTGCAGGGGGTGGCCCTGCGGTCTGGATGCTGCAAGCCGTGGCAGCGTCCGCGCTTAAAGAGGAACGGCTGCTAGCCTATTACATGGGACTGATTGAAGAGGCGCGGAACAAATGACGGCATTATTAGTCGCGCTGGCAGTCGCGCTACTGCTCGAAGTGCTTTCCGATTAGTCCGCTCGGTTAGTTCATTTCACCACGGACAGGTCGGGGCCATCCTCAACCATGTTCCGCAACTCGCTCGGGTTGCGTTTCGTGTGTTCGGGGGCGCACCAGATCGTTTTAGGGCTGGGATGGTGTCGGCTGGAGCATCGGCCCATCTCAACCCATCCAGCGGTCGTGAGGGCGTGTATAAGCGTTTCCTTCATTTCCCGCGTGGCCTTGGCGGTCATGCCGCCACACTCCGCGAGGACATCGCCCCACGGTGACGCCACCGCCCCACGGGCGAACGGGCCTTCTCGTAAGCGGATCATTTCGGCAAGGTAAGCCTCTGCGGGCGAGAGCGACAAATCGAGGAGCGACCGCTTGGCGTCCGTCATCGGCGGGGTTGCACCAGGATTGAACGCCGACACATCCCTACGCGCTAACCATCCTGCGACGGCCTTAGACCCGCCTTGGCTGTACCAGTTCCATATTTCCGCGCCTTCTTTATCAGTCATGCGCGGGGCGGTAGACCACACGACGAACCATCGGCGATCTTCTGGCGACAATGCTATCGGCATCCGTTCGTTACTAAAGGCCATCACGAGTAGACGATTCAACGCGGGGTACGGGTGCAGCCCTTTGCGGTTGACGTTCAAAAACTCGGGCGGTGCGGCAATCAGCGGCTTCAACTGGTTTTCGAGGGCGCGACGGTCAAAAAAGTTACTCTGCCGAAGCTCATTCAGCACAAGCACCTCGGACTCCAGCGCGTAGCCCCATGTGCCGATTACATCATCGGCCCGTGCGGTGGTGACGTTGACAAGGCTATGCCCGCCTATGGCGTACAGAAACGGCGCGTAGAGTGTGTCTTTACCTGACCCTGGCAGCCCACAATGCAAGATCGCATGGTTAATCTTGCGGTTCGGGTGCTGGACTTTGTACGCAAGCACGTTAAAAACGTGTTCGCGCTCCATCTTATCGGGAAGCATCCGCTCAGCGTGTTGTAGCCAAAGGGATACATCCGCATCGGTTCCTGCGACCCGTGCGTTACGCCAGCGATTCGCCCAGACCGTGCCATCGGATCGAGCGACCAGCACGCCCTCACCTGGTGCAAAGGTCAGCCCTGTGAGGACGCGGCTTCCAAGGGCGGCGCGGTTCTCATCGAACGACGTTGCAGCCTCGATGCGGCGTTGCTTGTTGTGGATGCTGAAACACGGTATGCCACGATAAATGGCGTTGAAGGCTTGGCGCGGGTATTCGCGCTGCGTCTCGGTGTCGAAAAAACAATCGTCGCTGACAACGTAGACGAAACGCTTGTACCACTCGGCAGGGGTCAGCGTCGAAATGTCGCGTGGGCTTGCTTCAGTCACCATGACCCCCTAAACTGCACCTGTTTACCCTCTCTTGCCCCGGCCTATCCGGGGCTTTTTTTTAGCCCGTGATGCCGTGGCTACGCTCGGCAAAGCGCACGCCAGAGCGGAACGCCTCAAGTTCGAGCGGGGTAAACGCCTCGCCCATCGTACTAAATTTGAACTGGATCGCGTCATTCGTGAGCGGCTGGCCCTTCTCAGCAAGCAAGCACCAATGCGTCTCCTCGCCCTGTACATACGGACAAACTTTCTTTTGCTCTGCCCTCACCCGCTCGGCGACTAAATCGGCAAAACGCACCAGCCACTCGTTTGTCGTGCCATTACTCGGCGTGTCGGCCAAGGCTTGTGCGGCTAACTTGCTCAGTTCATCACGGGTCACGCGAACATCTCCACCTGGCCCTTCAGCACATATCGAGCAAACTTCTTGCCGTTCCGCGTCTCAGTCACGGTTTCAATGTCCAAGCCTTCTTTTCGCAATTCGTCAATGCGTGCGGCAAGCCGGAAGCATCCGTAGCGGTCCAAGGCTTCAAGTGGTGTGAGATGCGCACCTGTCAGCAGATGCGCCCTAATCGCGTCTGTCTGTGTCATACGTTCCCCATACGTTTGTTGGCTGAAATGGTCCGATAAACGTCTAGCACGATCCGTTCGGTGTCACGCTTGTTCGCCATGTGCGAGTACGTCTGCAAGGCTTTGACGTACTCATCGTGCGCGGCCAGCGTCGTCTTGTGCTGCGCTGCCGCAGCTTGACGCTCTGCCACCGTGCCTTCGGAATGGGTGAAGACGGCTTCCCGTGTTCGCTTGTAAGCAAACTCAGTACGCTCGACCTCACCCTTTGCCATCGCGCACGGCTCGTCCGTCTCGACGAGAAAGCGTAATGCCTTTTCTGCGCGTTCCTCGCTAATCATCAGAACGGCAACGGATCGTCGTGAAACGGCTCATCGTTCACGGCTTTTGCCGCAGGCCGGGTGTTCTGAGGCGCAGAACGGGGCGCGTCTTTCTTCTGGAACGACAGCGACAAAAACGTTTTGCCTGTCTTGGCCGTTTTCTTCCAAAGCGACACGCGATACACGATGCCATCGACGTTCGCCTCGCCCGTAAAATCGGGCCGCGACGGGTTGTCGCCCTTGTCATTGACAAAAAGGTTGCCGCTGTTCACGGCCATTACATACGGCTTATCCATTTTTCAGTTCCTCCAAGGCTTTAACCTTGCTGTTGAGTTCATCCAAGAAAATCTGAATCTCTGCTTCGAGCATCGCAATCGTGTCGTCGTCACGCGGGATACGCACGATGAAAAGCTGCAACGATTCGGGCATACGGCTGTCAAAAGACACCCAATCGCACCAATCGCGCATCGTGCAAGCCATTTGCCACTGCATCTGGTACAGCCACTTTTGCGGCGGCTCACGACTCAGTAGATATTCGATATGGTTCGCGGTGTTTGGGCACTTGATTTCAACCAAGCCTGTTGCACCGACCAGGCCATCGGGTGACGCACCGGACATGGCGATCTTCGGGTGGTCAACGAATCCCACCTCAGTCACGAGTTCACCGTACCGCGCTGCGTAAGCATCACGGGCAAACGGTTCCTGCTCCGTCCCCCACTGCATTGCTGCATTGGAGAACCCTTCCGTGGGTTTACCCGTGAGCCTTTCGACCACGAGTTCAGCCATGTAATTCGCTCGACTTGCGCCATACCCGTTGCGGGTCTTGGCGACCACATCGGCGACACGAGAGGCCGTGACCTTGCCCAGCC